TGGAGGTGTAGCCGCAGCCGTTCCATCAAAGCCTTCGCGTTTCATAGTTACTATATAAATACCGCATCCTATCATTGCAAAACCGATTAATGTAAAAAATAGAGTACTTATTATAGTTGTTACACGACCAAAAGTTGCTGCACCGTCTACCAATGTATTAGCCATATCACCGCCTTTGCGAGATTTATGAGTTTTACGAGACTTATGAGACTTATGAGACTTATGAGTACGTGATTGAACCATAATATATCTTCTAAATTATTTAGATATTATAAAAATAATAAAAAATAAAAATTAATAATCAATAATCAATAATTAATATTCAATAAATAAATGCCACAACAATATTATTACTCTTTTTAACAAATTTAAAAGCAATGAAAATAGTTTTTGATAATGGCATTTTTATTGGTTCTCTTTTATTTTTTGTTGTAAAGTCTTCTTTAAACTTTTCAATTTTGCTTTGCAAGAACATTGCAGATTTTAGAGATATTTGCGATCCAGTGATTTTATGTATATATGCTTGCCAGAATATATATTTCGCAGGCATTTCATTTATAGATACTGTCCATGCAGATAATCTACTATCTTCGATAGTTTCTTTCACAGCTCTATCAACTTGAATATCAAGCATTTCATATAAATCTTTTAATGTACCCGAAAGTGTAAGCAAACCAGTAAAGATATTAGAATGCCATCTCTCAAACGCGGGTTTAACAATATCTCGTATTTTTCCACGTTGACTCCATGCAGGAGTTGAATTTGGCAAATGAGGGACACTATTTTCACGTGAAAACGTATATATTTCACTTTTCTTAATATCAAGCATCGGTCGCACAAATTTAATATTATCACATGGATATACTTTTTCCATTCCAGTTAATACATTATATTTTGATTGTTGCGCAATATTTGTAAGTATATTTTCACAAACATCGTCATAATTATGACCAAGAACCACAAATGGCATCTCTAGTATACCACCTCCTCTGCCACCGCTCCCAGCACTCCCAGCACTTCGGACACTTCCAACGCTCTTTCCACTTCCGTTACTATCAACACTGCGTCTTTTATTACTTCCACCATCACTGCCACTGCCACTCATCCGTCCAACAGAGTAAGTATTGGCAGTATTGGCAGCATTGGCGGCATTCTCATTATTGGCAGTATTTGCAGTATTATAAGAATTATAAGTATTAATAATATTATTATAAACGTATTTATATGTATTATAACGCACATCGCGAGTGTATGATTCATAGATATTGCGTAATTCATATTTCATACATTTTCCTCTATTAATTTCATATATTTCACGAATATGCAGTGGTATTTCCAAATATGCGCACCATTTTTGCAATATGATTTCTTCTTGTTTACATGTTTCGCGATTTGCGTAATTTATATGAACTGCATCAAGTGTGTATCCATATTTATGTTTAAGACGTCGCAATATAAGACTAGATATCATAGAATCTACACCACCAGAGAGTGATATAATAATATGTCTTGGTTTTTCAATATTAAGTATATCGGAAAAAGATTTTGTAATTTTGTCATAATCTCTATAAGTATAATCCAGTTTTGCTCTATTTTTCGGATTATATTCAAGTATACCAGTAAATTCTGTTTCAAGAGTAATATCCCATGCATTATTGAATGTATTTGGATAATATGAAGTAACAAGAACTTTATTTGAACTTACATTATCTGTAGGACATCTCTCATATGATGCTTTAATAAATTTCTTATAAACTTCAATATCATCTTTATCTGTTGAATAATTATTCATACGTTCCCATGTATCAGAGATTACAGTATGTATAATAATCGCGTTTTTCGTATGACGATACGGCAACATTGCGAAACACCATTCAATAGATGAAAGATAGTTATAATTATTAGTAATATCTTTTAATTTATTTGCATAATATCGCGCTTTTGCATCATACACATTATTGTTTTTGTTTATATTGCGAGTTACCTGATCATAAAGTATAATTATTGAAATATAATTTTTAATTGTTGCTTCACAGTCAGAATAGTGTTCGACCCATTTATCAAAATTGTCCTCCAAATATTTATTCGATATCTTCTTTGAAGAAGAAAACCATAATTGCGGATTATCAAACCATAAATCATATAATTCTACAGTTGCCGTCCCTGACACCCCAGTCCCTGACACCCCAGTCCCTGACATTTACCAGCCGGTCTAACATTAATATAATTAACATCGCAGTTCCTTAAATCAATTTTTATTTTTCGGTACGGGCGACGGCACCGCTACTATTGATTTTGATATTGTATGCCTCCAAAACCGAGGTCTCTATAATTACCTACAGAACTCGTCTGTTCATTTGAATAACGTTCTTTATTTATAAATCTCTCGATTATAGCGCGCTTTTTTCGTATGTCATTTAAATCTCTTGTACTTTGCGCTGTTTGTCCGAGTTGATTTTCAGGATAAAAATAATCGTAATTCTCATTTATATAATCATTTAATTTTTTATCAATTAATTCAGCAGTAGCTACATTTATTGTTTTATCTTTGATTTTTTTTATTAAGTCATTTATTCTTCCAGTTGAATTATTTCCCATAAAATGTGTAGCTATATTTTCTATTCTTTTTAATTCATTTGTTATTATTTGTAAATACATAGGTTTATTTCTAAATAATTTTTGTAAACGTAATAAATTATTATATGATAGATGAGCAATAATTTCGTCTCTAGAATAATAACTATCTATCAATGGTATAAATCGTTTACTCACAAGTCTTAATTGCATACGTTCTTCAAACGTTAATCTATCTGAATAAATAACTTTAAATAATACATTATCATCTATATCAGGAAGCGGAGGAAGCGGAGGAGACGGCGGCAATTTAGATTTTTTGTGACGACTATGTGATTTTGAACTTGAATTTGACCTTGAATTTGACTTTTCTTTTCTTTTTTCTTTTTCCATAATTACTCTATATTATATATACAAAATACTACTTAAAGACCTATAGTGTATTTCTATACAATGAAATTATTTATACCTGTCATATGTTACAATCACACATGCAATACGGAATTTATGTTCAGTCTTATGCAGCTCGTAATGACTCTAAAAGATCATAATATTTCGACTATATTATTTCCAATTGTATTTGATAGTCTAATATCTCGCGCAAGAAATGCAGCTGTTGCACATTTTCTATCTGATTCTTCGGCGACCCATCTCCTTTTTATAGATAGTGATATCGAATTTAAAGTGGAAGATGTATTTACTTTACTCGTCGCAGATAAACCTGTAGTATGCTCGGGATACGCTCAAAAATGGCTAAATGAACAAACTATGAAAAAAGTATTCAGTTCACCTATAGAAATTACGCGTCCTACAGAATTAATTACAAGAACATCAATTCACTTATTACCTGGTCACGTTCCAGCAGAACTTATGCTTTGCAAATATGCAACAACTGGATTTCTTTTAGTTCAACGTAATGTCTTTGAAAGAATTGCAACGGCACATCCTGAATTACAATATGAAAACGATATAGACGGATATTCTGCTGCAAATCCTTCATTGTTCTTTGATTTCTTTCCAATAAATATATGCCAAGAAACGAGACGATTCTTATCAGAAGATTATGGATTTAGTAAACTATGGACTCAATTAGGAGGCGAAATCTATGTAGCTACAAACGTTACGCTAAAACATATGGGATGGTATGCATTCCAAGCAAACCTTTATAGACAACTGACAATCCAGATTTAAGCGACAATCCAGATTTAAGCGACAATCCAGATTTAAGCGACAATCCAGATTTAAGCGACAATCCAAATTTAAGCATTTAACACATAATATAACTATAACTATAATAATAACTATAATAATAACTATAATAATATAATAATAACTAAATAATAAAAATGGATTCTACATCGTGTTATCGATGCCCTGTGTGTGTGAATGACACTGATGGAAATTTTAGTCATTCATTTAGAAAAATGCGAGTAATAGATGGAATTCACATTTTCTATAGTTGTCCTGCAGAAGCTACAAAATATAATGACCACGAAAATATTCTTTCACATTTTCGGGGAATGCTTGAAGAAATTGGAAATGAACCATGGAAATGGGTATTTAATTCTAAAGGATTTGAACTTAAACATGCTATGGAAGTAAAAACAGCTATTCGACTCGCTCGTCTTATTTCAGAAATAAAAGCAGATTTACAGGAAGTTATAATTGTAAATCCTACATGGCACATACATGTAACACTAAAGATGATAACACCATTTTTGAAAAAAGGAATTCGTGAACGTATTAGAATGAAAGCACCTAACAAGAAAACAAAGTAAAATTATTTTAGTTTTTATTTTTCTTATGGCTCGTTTTATTTTTTTTATGGCCAGATTTAGTATTATGGCGGTGGCGTTTTTTAGTAGAGGCACCGCCAGCATTACCGATTTCACCACCAGAATTAAATACAGCTAAAATTAATCTTCTATATAAATCTTCTTTGCTTGTTATATTTCTCGGTAAATCAAGTGTAAAGAAACATGTATGAGACATTGGTAAAGCACCAGCTGCTCTATTATCTATAAGATTTATGATATAATTTTTATTAAACATAACTTTTGGATTTCCTGACCAAAATGCTATTAATTTTTTAAAGAATTCTGTGAATAATTCAGTTCTTATTTCATCAGTTGGATGAGCATAAATAGATGTATCAACTGGATAGTCGCTTCCGTAATTGAATAATATTTCACGAAACCAATTAATTATATGAAACCAATTACTTGCAGCCGCATTATTACTATTAATACGATTGTATTGTAATTTAAAATTTATAAAATATTTCATAGTTCTGATATCTGATTCATTCGGTTGGTATCCAGCTGGATACGTCATTTGTATATTTCTTCCTGGTCTTGTAGGAATTTCATATGATGACAGTAATCTATCAAGAACAATTATTGGTTTAGACCTTAAGAGTTGTGATAGTGTTTTTTTAACACCAAATATATTAAAGCCTTTATAAAATCCCTTTGCTAGATTAATTAAAGGTGTATCTTCTTCAACTGCTGCGCCAAAGTTTTCATACATAGCTACACGGAATATATAGTCTCTTAAATTTTCAACTGTTACAGGTTTGTTATTATCTTCCTCTATTAAATGAAAAGGTTCTTCGCCATGATAATGTTGTTCTGCAAAATCATTAAACATTCCCGCGAGTCCAGCAGTATCTTCAATATCTGTTCCATTTTGCACTGCCTCTGCTACTTCTGCATTTGTTGGTAAATAAACATCTGGTGTTTGCATATAACTATCTCCTTGTTTAATAATTGTTCTTGCTAAACCTGGTTTAGATGCATTATCTAATAAATAATATGTAATTACTTTATTTTGATCTAAATCCCCTATATTTTTATATAACCCATATAATATAGTGCGACTCAATGGTATGTCAATACATATATCATTTAATATACAGAAAGCATAGTATGCTCCTATAAATCTAAATAGTTCAACAGTGCGTGCTTCTATATTTGGATACTTGAAGTCTAATCTTTGGTTTATTCCTGCAAAACCATCAATATGTATAGGATTTTCATCTCTACCTCTTTCTATATTCCCATCTCGTAAGGCTCTTAAATGTGCATTGGTTCGCATATCTTGTTCAGTGTATCCATGAGGTAGTTGCATCTCAAAATGATTAAGTCTAAATTTAGGGTTAAATACAAAACGATTACTATCTTTTACACTTTCTTTAAATATTCTATTTTCATTTTCTCCAGTTTTCTTTGGATATCCTAATGCACAGAAGTCTTTTATTTGTTCAGCAAGATTATTTAATAATGTACGACTTACACCTCCTGCATCAACACCGACTCCAAATAATGGATTTTGTATAAGAAAAAATCCTCCCGTTAATCTTTTAAAGAAGTTCTTTTGCATTTCTGGACGTTGTTTTAGTTTTATCCATTCATTAAACATGAATGGAAGCACATTCATTGGGTCTATATTCTTAATTGTTATTTGACTATGTTGTATTAATATAGGATTATATGCAGTAATTAATCTACGTCTAAAATCTATTACCGATGGACAGGGTCCATTTGGTCTTGTCCTTGACTCTGAAACGGTTGGAATAACTGTCTTTGAACATATACGTAACATTAATTTACCAAATTTTTGATAATATCCTTCTGTTTCTGCAATATGACCAAATACTTCATTACAACTATTTAAAATATCAGCTTCATGTTCTCTGTGTCTTCTATCTTGAGAATCATTTGTATTATCTCGAGTGGAACGACGCGAAGATGCTAATCGTGGCAAATTTTCACTGGGGTGGTCGGGGTTGAGGCGGGGAGCGGTGGAGTTGAGGACAAGACGGGCGGCGACGGCGGCGGCAGTATTGGTGGCGGAAGCACGGGCAGCAACGGCAGCCCATCTTGCTTCAATTCTTATTCGATTTAGTAGACAGTTTCTTAATAAAGTATTGCGCATTGTATCACTTACAAGATTTCCAGTATTTGGTTTTACTCTATAATCACTTAATATAAAGTAAGCACACTGTTGTATAAGTGTTAAATCTCTTCTCTGAGCGTTCAATTCTGCAAGTAA